GTTCTTGATGGCGTTGATGTCGTTGTCGTTGGTACCAACGCGCAGCTCGGTTTCGAGCAGACGGGTAGCGACGAACTGCAGCGCCGGGGGAACAATCAGCTTCTTGGGCTTAGCAGCAATCAACAGACCACGTTCATCCGTCCACGCAGCGATCTGAATAACGGCAGCTTCCAAGGAAGTTTCGTTCAGGTCAGCAGCGGTCGAAGGAATGTTGCTGTTGGTGCCACCGGACACCAGGGGGTGGCTGGCGGAGAACAGAGCAACGCCGTCACCACCAGCATAGCTAGAGCTGAAGCCGTTGTTCAGAACAGCGGCAGCCTTAACTTGCTTGGTGTAAGCCATAGCGCGAGCCAGAGCTTTGGTGTAACGAGCAGACAGGCTGTCGTACAGGTTGTCTTCGATGGCCTCTTCGGTCAGCGAGAAACCCAAAGCGATGGTTTCGTGGTTATAGCGAGCGGTCCATGCTTCCTGACCATTGTCGTACGCGATGGCAGAACCTTCGTTCTTCACCGGTGCGGCGCTGAAGCCAGACAGCTTGGTTTCCTCTTCAAAGCTACGCTCCGAGGTTTCGGTTTCGTAGATTTCTTTGTGCTCTTCGCCATAACGGGCGTACTCCAGACCGAACAGTGCGTTCAAGCCAGGGAGCAACTCTTTCAGCAGTTGTGCGCGTGAAATAGCCATTTGTTACTCCTTAGATACCAGTGGTATCAGTGTACTGGTGCAGGTTGAACTTCACCAAAAACTCGTAATACGTGGTGGCCGTAGCGTCACGGGGGCCCGTGGCGGTATCAGGAACAACATCGATTACACGAACGGGCAGGGTGTTGGTGGTAGCAGCAGAAGCACCATCAATACCGTAGTACGAATCACCAGTGGTGGTCGAGCCGGTGTTGACAGTGATAGCCACGTTGGAACCAACGATAGCGCGGCTGTAAGCCGTCGGGGTTGTGGTAGAGGCACCGTTGGTGGCAACCACTTTAAAAATGGCGTTGGGGTCATCAACCACATAACCAAATGCCAGAGCGGTGCTGGTCGAAGCAGCGGCGGGGTAGTACTGACCCTCAACGGTTTGACCCGAAGAGTTCACGTACTGGCAACCCACCAACACACCGACGGAGTCGCCAGAGTTGGTTGTAGTCTTGGCCACCAAGTAACCGTTGGTATCAACGGCAACAGTGTCACCATTCAGAATAGCGGTAGCGTAAGCAGCCGCGACGGGGATTTGACGGATCGCTCCGGCATACGGTAGGCCATCAAGTCGATTGATAGGCTTAAAACCGTACGTCTTGGAAACAGTGGGGTATGCCATTGTTTAGCTCCAAAGAAATTTTCAAGTTTTACCAAAGCTAGACGAAGACTTACGCTCTCTAAAGAGCGGCATCCGCGCGTCGCTTTGACGCATGAAATTGTTGTCTACAGCCTCTGTTTGCTGTTGAGTTTGGTTAGAGAAGTGTTGGTTTCTCTGATCGACAAACTCTTCAGGAGTCTTGCAAAGCAACAATCCGCCGATCTCAATGTTGTCCTTGTAACGGGACGTGGGATCGACTAGCAGTTTGAATTTGGGCTGCTCCTCAATTCGCACCGGTTCCCAACCTTCACGGAGTTTGGCCGAAAGGTTACGCGGGTCAGGCGAATTCAGTGTTGCAACACGAATCCAACGATAGCTGAAGCCAGCCTCTTTGTCAGGCTCAGGGAGAAGTTCCGCTTGCTGCCACTGCTTAGGGCGCTCCGAAAATTCACGTACTTCAACTTCTCTTGTTACACGGGTATTAGCCATTTACGTTCTCCAGTTTCTTCTTTTCCAAGGCGTATTGTTCAGGGGTTAAACCAAATTTTTTTGCCAAATTTAGTTCGCTAGTCTTTAACTTCACTTTGTTTGAAGCTGTTGACCTTAATGCTGGTGCAACCACGGATGGTGCCCGCTTTACTGAACCTCCACTTGAATTAGATTCCACCGAACTCCCAAATTCCTCTGGGAAACGTTTCCGAATCGCATTGTCCAACTCGGAATAATAGCGATCAGAACCAACAACCACTCCCGACTCCCGAAGCTCATCGTGAACGCCATACGCATATGCCGTCATGCTGCGCTTCTCGCCAAACCAAGGATTGCGCTTTTGCCACGACAACGCCTTTTCGTCTGGTCTAGGGGCTTGAACAGGTTGTTGATACTGTTCAGGTGCCGGTTGTACATCATAATTTTGCTCCTGTAAAGGGGGCAATTTGATGTTTTTTGCCTGCATAGACTGCAGATTTGCTTGTTGAAGAGCCTTATTTGCCTCAACAATTTTGTCGGTATCGCCGCTTTCATACGCTTCTTTATAGGCTTGTTCAGCCATTTTTAGCTGTAATTCAGCGGTAGTATTAACAGATTCAACGTATTGCCGTTCGCCGTGCTGGAGAATGTTTTTAATTTTTGCGTTCTCGTCGCGCAAACGCTTGGCATATTCAATTGCATGCTGTTGTTCACGCAGAATCCGCTCTTTTTCGCGGCGTTCGTCGTGATAAATCTTGCGAGCTTGTTTCAGTTTTTCCTGAACTTCCTCGTCGTACTTAGATAGCTCATCAGAATCAAGCTTATCCACAATTGGTTTTGGCATAGGCTGCCGATTGCGGTCCTCTTCTGGAGTATCGTCTTCAATTTCGATCTCAATTTCAGGTTCTTGCGCCTGAGCCTTTTGATCTTCAGTGTTTTCGTCTGGAAATTTGTAGTTTTCCATGTCCTGTGTAGCCATTTGAAGCTCCTTTTTAATACGCGCGTTTGATGCCGCGTGGGTCTTGGACAACTGCTTCCACAGAATCATCATTGATCATGCGGAATTCGCGGCCGTGAATCAACAAGCGTGAGCCTGCGTTGGGCCGAACAACGACAAAATCACCTTGTTTGCACCAGGGACCTGATGGAAAACGGGTTTTGTCTGTATAGCAGTCAGGACCCAGCTCAACAACAAAGAGAACGGTTGCGAGTTTCTCTTCATAGTTAACGGTCTGATCTGCTTTCACCAATCCGCTGTCAAATTCTTTTTCCACTTCTGGAATGGCGCAAAGAATCCTATAGCCTGATGGTTTAGGTAGCTGTTTTGCCTTGTCCTCTGCGCTTGATGCAAAGTTATAGGCCCCGACAACTTGCGGGTTGCTGGCGTCTGTAGCCAGCAGGATGGAATTACTCATCCATATTCTCCAGTCTTTGTTGCAGGTCTAATGCATATCCCCTTGCAGTGAGCAGACCCTTAATCTCACCGCAGAGTCTCTTGTATTCCTCATAGCTCTCCGCCTTCCCTTCTGCCAGGTAGTCTTTGAGTTGAGAAATTTTGTCGTCGGTTTGTTCGACGATAACCTCTAGTGCGTCCATCAATCACCTTTTGTGGTTTTAATTTGGAGCGCAGTCTTTAGCGCATCAGCCATGATCTCTTTGGCTTGATATTCACGGTCATGTTGCTTGTCCGTGTTGTGAATAATCATTTCTTTTTGCAACTCCATCTGGTCACGGCGCTGAGAAGCTGCCACTTGCATTTGATTACGCTGTATTTCAATGTCTTGTTGACGTTGTTTGAGCTGCAAATCTGCCTGATCTTTTGCGGCTTTGCGCTGTTGCTCTGCTTGTTTGATGGCCAGCTCTTGTTGTTGCAACTGAACAACGGGGTCTTGGGCTGCTTGCTGAGCTTGCTGCTGAGCAACTTGAGCTTGGTTTTGAGCCAATACTCTTTGTGCGGCTTGAGCCAACAACGGGGCCAATTGAGCCTCCACTTCCGGGTCCATTTGAACTTCTTCGCCAGACTCGTCTTTCTGAGGTGGCAAAACCATACCCAAAGCTTGCTCAATCATCACACGATATTCAAAGCCCAAATGCTCGTTGATGTGAGCCTGTGCTGCTGCGGCTTTTTGCTGTGCAGTCGGGTCTTTTTGCAGCAAACTTTGCAGCATTGGGTCTTGCATGGCTGCAGTGTGAACGGCAATGTGAGCCTTGTGGTCTTGGTATTGGAATGCTTTGACCGGCTTGCCCATGAGAATGTTTTGATTCTCTGTAATTGGGTCTGTTGGCTTTTGATCTTCTTCCAACGGCACCAGTTTTTGCGCATCTTTGATGCCCAAAACATCAAGCATTTGACGATGCAACAAGGGCAAGTTATAGAGCTGGGGCGCTTGAGAGGCCAACTGCAACACAGCTTGGTATTGCACAATCTTTTGCGCCATCGTAGAGGCATTCGGGTCACTGACCGGAATTACATCTACTTGGTCGTAGTCAGATTTTTTAACTTGCGGTCTGCCCTCTACGGGCATATAGTCATAATCTTCTGGCGTGTAGTCGCGGATAATTTCTTTGAGCAGACCCAGCTCTTCTTTTAACGCAAAGTGAATGCGCGCTTGAACGGCAGACATCACTTTAAGCGTACGCTCAAGAATAGCCAAGGTTGTACCGACCGGTGCCTGAGAAGACATGTCAGTCACTTGCAAGTCAGCTGTATTTGCAAACCGGCGCCCGTCTTCAATGATCTGATTCAGCAGCTGATACAGAGTTTGGCTCGGTTCTTTATACGGCAGCGGCAGTAAGTTATCTTTAATTGTGCCGCCAGGAACATCAACGTCCCTGAATTCACCCGGTGCAATTGGCGTGTCGTCGCCTTTGACGCGAAGACCGCGGGTCTTAAATCCACCCGGCAAGTTAGCCAAAGAACCTGCATCTACCAGCTGGCGCAGCAAAGAAGTGCCACTCTTTGCAAAAGCACCAATCATATGGATCAGGCCAAATGCATAGAAGCCAAAACCCGGAATGTACGGGTAGTGAACAAAGTGTTCACGTTTCTTATATGTAGGGTCTTCCGGGCGCCAGTTGCGACGGATAGACAATACCTTAGCAGTCCCTTTTTCTACCGTAACAATATAAGGAATGGCAATACCAGTCTTCTCGCCATCTTCTTCATGTTCGTAGCCTTTAAGGTCCAGGTCTACGTTGATCTCAAGAATCTTAAATCGATCATCCGTTGTTGCTCTAAAGCCTAGCTTCTCGGCAATTTTCTTTTCAACTTCGTCCAATACGTTTGCCGGCTCGCCCAGATCAACGTCGCGCCAGAATCCTGCCACTTGCAAACGACGGATTTCGTTTTCCGTCTTGCGCATAACGTGGGTAATACGTTCTGCTTTTTCTAAATTTGGCGCGCCATAAGGCACGATCAAATCTTCTGCCGGCACAAAGATCGAAGCTTCTCGCTCAAAGTGCGGGTCGTAGTACACCTTTTTGAAAGCATTACCAGCCAGACCCAAGCCCCACAGCATGCGCTCATGCTCAGTGCGGTACTCTTTATTTTTGTCTGTCAGCCTGTAATTCATGTCCGCGGCCACGCGAATGGACGCTTCTTTTTTCTCTTGAGTCTCACGCCCAATGATTTGAGTTTTTACCGGACCACTTGCCGGGAAAGTACTCATCATTGCATCTGCTTGAAACTTTACCAAAGCCTCTGCCATGATAGGGTGGTAAACACCACAAGCACCCTCCCAAGGCTCTGCTCTTTCTTCAATCCGCAGACCCAGCAACTCGAGTCCGTCTACATAGGTTTGCAGCCAGTCTTTGCGCGAGGCCACATCCTCATCTACTTGGGAGATCAGATCAGAGGCAATTGTCTCCAGATATGCTTCATCCAAATACTCTGCCAGGTTAGCGTCAAAATCTTCTGCCATTTCACGCTCTGGCTCTATTGAAAATTCAATTCCATCTGCGCTGATGTGAACCGCCTCGGGGTCTTCAATCTCAATTTCAATTTCGGGCATCAACTCACCCAGGCCATCGAGGCCAACTGGAGCTTGATACAGAGCTTTGTCAAAATTTGTGGCCATGATTTATCCTTAAATAAGTTTCCAAGAGCCTTGGCTGTAAGAATCAGGCATTTTTACCGATCCGCCTGCCGCCATTTTCAATGGGTTTAACGAGTGAATTGCTGAGCCCGATCCTTGTTGCAATTGTGCCGGTGTTCCGGCGCGCATTCTAGAAGAGAAGGCGCTGCGAGGTATAACTTCCGTAATTGGGTTTCCCCAATGTATTCCTCTGCCAGAATCCCCAACCGGGCTTGAACTTCTGTTTATTTCAACCGGCAGCAACCCTGTTTTTGGTATCGTGGTAAATGGCGCTTCATGGATTACTGATCCCGCTTTTTTTGGACCAAAATCTTCTGCAAACGTCAACGCGGCTTTTCCCGTTTTTGTTTCTTTATCGTATGTAGAAGGCATGAATTGGGTTGCTATTTCAGAATTCTGAAAAAGACCTGCCATGCGGTTTACATCTTCTGGAGCCATGTAAACGGTTTTCCCCGACCTTGGCTGAAGCCCCACCGTCTTATCTCGATGTCCTTCGCCAGAACGATTTCTAACGGTCGAGTTATCCGCATAGTGCCCATACGCTGAACCACGCAAAGTCTTGTACAGATACTCCGGTTCTTCACCAACAGCATTTAAAATTGTTTCGTAGTCCATGTTAGTAGTACGCCCTTGCTTTGCGGTAAACCGGTTCTTCGGCTTCGTCAGAATCTAGCCGCAAAAATCCACCTTGTCTAAACCGAATCAACGCTTGTGTGCTGGAGTCTACCAAGTCATCGTGTGCCGCATTCGGAAAAGCCGCCATTTGTTCAATCACTTCGTGTGCCCAGCGCATATCAGGAGCCCACACTTTACCTGACTTGAAGAGATCAGTCACGCTATTCAAGCGCACAAACTTATCATTCCCCCTTACAGGTGTGTACTCAGACACCGGGATTCCCATTCTTCTTAGCTCAAACACCAGCGGCGCGCCAGCTGCTTTCGCTTCAATCACGCACGCATCAGGCTCCCACTCCCGGTACATCTCCATCGCTTTTTCTTTCAGCTCAGGAAACTCCATCCTCTCCTGAAACGCATCCAGCAAAATAATATTTGGCTGATTTCTATCTTCTTCCAGATAAAACACACCCCACGTCGTACAAGCAGAAAAGTCGCTTCTCTCGCTTTTTGTAAACGCCGTGTCCCAGCTCTGGATAATAAATTCACACTGTGGCGCCTGCTTCGCATCCCACAACTTCCACCATTCACGCTTCACAATAGCGCCTTCTTCACCGGTGGGTTTTTGCTGATACTGCGCATTCCACTTACCAACAGGCAATTCTTCCTTCAGCGCCTCGAGTTCCTTCAAACTCCAAAACTCAGGCCACAAAGGCTTACCACTTGGCAAAATAGCAGGCAGCTCAATCACTTCCCACTCTTCGCCAGTGTTTCTTTTCATCGCATCAGCAAGCACCCGACCAGTCAAATCCCCCTCAGCCCAGCGCGTCATCACCATCACAATAGACCCACCAGGCTGTAAACGCTGCCGAGGACCAGACGTATACCACTCATACACTTTCTGATACACCTCCGGGTTCCCAGCCGCCAAAGCAGCCTCCTGCTCCGAGTGCGGGTCATCAATGATCACAATATCACCACCCTTACCCGTGACCGTACCCCCTACACCAATAGCAAAATACTCTCCATTCTTATTAGTACTCCACCTGCCAGCCGCCTTAGAGTCCTGTCTCAGCGTCACATCAGGAAAAACCTGCGAATACGCCTCACTCCCCACCAGGTTCCTCACCTTACGCCCAAACCCAACAGCCAATTCGCCCGTGTTCGAACACTGAATAATCTTCTTATGCGGGAACTTCCCCAAATACCAACTCGGAAACAAATACGACGCAAACTCACTCTTCGTATGCCGCGGAGGCATATTAATAATCACCCTCTTCAACGTCCCATCAGCAATTTTTTCGAATTTTTTCGCCATCAAAGCATGATGCCGCCCATGCACAAAGCCCGGCCACATCAACTTCACATACTCCATAAAGTCCTTCTGCGCCCTCTCCCTCTTCACCGCCGCCTGATATACCTCCACCTCCCCCAAAATAGCCTCATACACAGCCGGGTCCAACTTGTCCCCCAACTTCGCCATCAATCCATCCAACTTTTCCTTCATTCCAAATTCCTAAAATTGATGTACACCGGACGGATCGACCTCTTCCTGTCAATCTTCTTCAAAACCCCCAACTTCACAAGGCGATCCACTATCTCCTTCGTGTTCCCAATCCCACTCTTACCCCTAATATCCGCTATCTGCCTCAACGTCGGACTATGCCCCCACCTCTTCCACCACTCATCAACAATCAAAAAAACTTCCCTTTGCACCGGACTCATGATTTTTTCCACACATTGATCAAAATTTATTACTCGCCGCACCATTTTTAACACTTCCTTCGAGGGTAAACTGGTAACCGTTACCACTTGGTCAAAAATATACCCCCCCACCCCTTTTTATTTCAAATCACTAAGGGGGGTGTTTCCTACGCCCAACTCATCTTCAAGGCTGGGAAAAATGACAGGGGTGCTTTCTGATTCTGATTGATTGTGGGGAATAGTATGTATGGTCTGATGGGACTCCTGAACGGCGTTTTGGGGGGTCGGGGGCGTGCCCTCCTGCGCCGCGGGTTCGTCACCGGGGGTCGTGAGTTCGCGCACCAGTGAGTCAGCGTCAACGATTGCCGCATCGGTCGCGCCGTCTGTTAACACTTCGCGAAGCTTTGCCAGCACTTGGGCTTTTGCATCCTCTGATGACTTGATGATTCGATGTTCTGTGCGCGTGACAAATGCGCCGACCTCTGCGACTGTCCCCAGAACCTTTGCCGCCTGAACTTTTGTGGCGTGTTTGGCGTCTGGATCGATGATGACCTGCACCAAAGAATGGAGCACAAGCGCCCTTAATTGTGCAGGGGTTTGATATTTCTGAGCTTCATTTGCAAGCTGGAAGGCTTCGATTGTTTGTGCAATGCTTGGATGAGCCCTGAGCTTGCTGGCTTCGCAGGCGACCGATGTCGGCTTTGCTTTGCTGTTATACGCTTTGCGATATGCACCCGATCCAGTCTCACCCATGGCAACGAGCCGGGCAAATTCCTTCTGTTTATGAGTTAACTCTCCCGGAACGCTTAGGACTTGATCTATTGGAACTGTTTCCAATGCTTCTTTTATTTGTTTACGTGAGAGAGGTTTCATGCTGTCCCGCTTCGCTGGTTTGATGCCCGCAATATACCAGAACAAACGCGGAATTGTCACCTGCGCGACATCCTGGCGTTGACAAACAAAAAATCCATGATCTAGCCGGGTTTTTTGAAAACAAAAATACAAAAATCCTCCAGGCTTGTCGCATAGGTGACTGACAAGGGTATTGACAACTGAGAGCATCCCCTCAGTGACAGCCGCCCATTAACGCAACCCATGAAAGGCAACCCATGAACGATCCACACGCTAAAGCACGCCGAGAGCTTGCCGCCTGCGAACGCGAACACGCCCAAGGTATACGCCGCGAAATAAAAGGCCCGGAACTGGCCCGCCGCCGCGCCCTTATCGATGCCGAGCGCAAAGCCGCCCGCGCCGCACTCGAGGACACCGAGCCGCCCCTCTACTTGGTAGCGTGCTCTGGCTCGAAACTCGAAACACACGCAAAGGCCCGCGACCTATACACCGGGCAAGCTTTCCGCTTCGCCATGCAAGCCGCCGAACGCGCCCGCGCCGATGTGCTCATTCTCTCGGCCCTGCATGGAGTCGTTGACCCTGACGCATGGTTGACCCCCTACAACTGCACCCTGAACGACATGACCGCCACCGAGCGCGCACAGTGGGCACTTCGCACTGCCGCCGAACTCGAGCCGCATCGCCACCGCGAAATTGTCGTTCTAGCGGGCCAGCACTACGCCGCCGCCGTTGAAGGTTTCCCCAATGTGACCCGACCACTTGCCGGGCTCGGCATTGGGCAACAACTCGCCGCCTTGAAAACCCTAAACGAGCCGCGCCACCAGCCGCGCCGCGCGATCCAGCAATTGCCCCTTGACCTTAACTAACCGAAAGGAAAACCATGAAACAAGACCCCATCGCCGTAGCCCTTCGGGCAATTGTCGTGCTTATAAGCGCCGCCGGTGCGTTGACCACGCTCGCCACTTGGGCCACCCTGCCAGCGTTTGCCGGTGTAGCTTATTTGCTGATCTTCGCATTTGCCGCCACCATTGGCGCGCTTGGACTTTGAAAGGCAAAACCATGATGACCACACAGAAACAAATACGCGCCGCATTTTGGAAAGCTTTCCCCGACCTGCCCCGCCGCCGCTACCGCTACAACTGGAGCCAATCCGACAAAACCGCGCCGCTGGTTTACCCCATAGATACCCGGTGCGCCTTCGTTGACTTCGTAGACCATCTCGCCCGCTCGGGCCAAATTTCCGAAACCCTCGCACAACGCGCAACACTTTGAAAGGCAAAACCATGACAACCCGCAAACTGACTTTTTACGCTGACCCCGGCCATGGCTGGCTTGCAGTAAACCGCGAAGACCTCGACACGCTCGACATCGCCCACAAAATAACGCGTTATTCATACGAGCGCGCCGGGCGCGTTTTCCTTGAGGAAGATTTGGACGCAAGCACTTACATGGACGCCGCAAAAGCCGCCGGTTGGAAACTCACAATTCGCGAACAATATCAAGACCCCAGCCCAATCCGCGAATATTCACACTATCAGCCCCGCGTCACACCCGCCGCACTAATCAACGCGGCCCAGCGACTCGGAAAGCTTCACATCGTCAACTTGAAAGGCTAAACCATGAAAACCGAACTATTCACACCCGCCGAACTCGCCGATATGGTGGACACCCTCGCCCAGATCAAGGCTGAAATGGCCGATTTAAAAATGCGCGAAGACACCTACAAAGCCGCGCTAATCGCGGCCGGGCATCCTGCCGTTGACGGAACTCAGCACCGGGCCACCATCAGCGAAACCATTCGCACAGTGACCGACTGGCGCGCTGTTGCCGAAAAACTAAGCCCATCGGCCCAACTTGTCGCCGCGCACACTACCCAGAGCGCCCCAATTTTTACCCTCCGACTCACCGCAAGAAAGGTTTCAAAATGAATCACCAATCCGTCACAGTTACAGTACGCCGCGTTTATGGCAACCCGGTGATCTACCCCGCTTGTCCGACCGCGAAACACTTCGCCGGAATCGCTGGCACTAAAACCCTCACGCTCGACACCCTGCGCCACATTAAAGCGCTGGGCTACACAATAAACGAGCGCCACGATTCGCAACTCGCCGAGGTGATGAAATGAAGGGACTCATAGTTTACGAAGGCCCGAGCCGCATCAATGGCGCGCCAATTGTCGTGATCTTGATCGGGCTCAAAGCCAAAAGCACAAACCGCAAAACCGGACACCTAGTCCAATCCTACATTTTGCGCGCTGACGTTGACCCGGTGACCGCCGCCCAAACCGGGCAAGACTCCGCGATTTGCGGTCAATGCGAGCACCGCCCCGCACTATCCAAGAAAACCGGAAAGCCGCGCTGTTACGTGAATCTAGGGCATGGCCCGCTTGCCGTTTTCAACGCATACCACAGGGGCGCTTATTACCGCGTCCCGCCCGATGCCGCCGCCGCGATTATTGCCGGGCTGAAACTCAGGATCGGCACGTATGGCGACCCCTTCGCCGCTGGCGTTGAATTGTGGACAGAACTCACCCAATACACCGCCGGGCATACCGGCTACACGCACCAATGGCAACGCCGCAACTTTGACGCGAGCCGATGGGCGCGCCTTGTCATGGCGTCAGCCGATAGCCTAGACGATGCCGCACTCGCAAACCTGAACGGCCTTCGGGCCTTCAGAGTGACCACCGAGCCCGACAAACAACCCGGCGAAGCCACTTGCCCCGCATCAGTTGAAGCCGGGCAGAAAACAACGTGCGCCAATTGCCTATTGTGCGCTGGCACTTCAAAGGCCGCGCGCGATATCGTAATCAACGACCACGGCCCAGGGCACAAGAGCCGCGTTATTAAACTGCAAAAGGTGACCGCATGATAAAGACCATGACCGCAAAATTCAAAGGCCGTGACGCCCACACTGGCGCGCCGATCTACCCCGGCGACCAGATCAAATATGACACGGCCACGCGCCGCGCATGGCTCGAGGAGCCGGGCGACTGCAAAACCTACGACCCCTACACGCGCTACCAATCGAACATTTTCACGACCGGAAGCGCCGAGCTTTACCGCAACAAGCGCGGCCGATGCGAGGACGCGCCTTGTTGTGGATGTTGCAACTTCTAACAATCAGGCGGCCATTGTGCCGCCATTTAAAAAGGAAAAACTCACCATGAAAACCGAACACACCCCCGGCCCTTGGACAATCCAACACGGCGCCAGCAACCGGGTTTATTTAATCAACGACAAACGCGGCCACGCTATCGGCGAGACAGTCTACACGGACACGCGCAACCCATCGGACGCGCAACTCATCGCCGCCGCCCCCGATTTACTCCGCGCCCTGAGCGATTTATTAAACGTGACGCCGCGCAACTTCGACAACCGACACGAACACGCGGCCGCCGAGGACGCAATTTATAAAGCTTTGGGGGCATGACATGAAACACACAGAGCACGAATATATCCGCGCTGGCTTTCAATTTGAGCGCGACAAAATCGCCGCCCAAACCCTGCGCGCCATGATCGAATCAGAGCACCCGAACGACCGAACCGAAGCCCGCCGCCTAATCGAACAGGGGCGCGCTGAGGCGAGACTGTCGCATAAGTGACTGACACCGGGCCACGCGCCCGGTCAAATCTCAAACCTAACCAAACCGAAAGGACTGCACCATGCAACTGTTCACGATCACAATCGCGGCCGTGGCCGAGCGCACGATCACACTAGCGGCGGCGTCACTAGCGGAGGCGGAATCCGCCGCGCTCAATTTGATTGACATCGCCCCGGCAATGCTGGAATTCTCCATAGTGGAGGCGGCACAAGTGGGGGAGGCACTATGACACGCGAGGAACTTATCGAAAAGGCACGCGAACAATACGCGAACGATGACCTAGAGATTGACGACAACGCACAAGCTATCCCGACCGCAGACGGCACAGGCCACTGGGTGCAGGCATGGGTATACATTCAAAAGGAGAACCAAGCATGAAAATCGAACTCAAAAACGTAAAGTATTCCGACTTCGCCAGCCACGAAACGCATTGCTTCGAGGCATCCGTTTACATCGATGGCAAGCGCGCTGGAATTGTTTCCAATGACGGCCAAGGCGGCTCGAACAATTACGACTCGCGCGCACTGGTGGAGGCGTTGAAAGAACACGCCAAGACCCTGCCCAAATTGCGCTATGAAGAGCACGAATTTGAGCAAGACGCCGACACTTTGATTGGCAACTTATTGATGGATCACCTCTATGCCAAAGACTTGAAGCGCGCATTGTCTACCCGCGTTTTGTTTGTCAACAAAGATGGAATCTTGAAGGAAACCAAGGCATTCAAGAAAGAAGACCTTGCCAATTTGCTTCGCAGTCCGACCCTGACCACGCGCCTTGAGTCGGACAAAATCCTCAACGTCATGCCCTTTGATGTTGCCCTTTCAACCTATCGCTCGGCCGTTGCCGCTGGAGTTTAATCATGCCTAACTGGTGCGCCAACTCACTCAAGATCACACCCAAAACAATCAAAGCCCAAAAATTGCTGGCAAAGATTGAGAATCACTTGGAGAACTTCAACCCGAATCAAGGGTGCGAACTGTTCAACATGATCAAGCCCATGCCCGAAAGCCTGAGAAACACAGAAAAGGCGTGCGGAGGCACTCCCGAAGAACAGGGGGCACGCGAGGCAAAACAAAAAGCCAACCTAGAAAAATATGGTTACCCAACTTGGTATGAATTTGCCACTGCAGAGTGGGGCACGAAGTGGGATGCCGAATACGATACACATGAAAAGCGCGGCGATTCTTTGGTGATCTGGTTCAATACCGCATGGTCACCCCCGATGGGAATCTACATGAAATTGATCAAGCTTGGATTCAAAGTGGAGGCAACCTATTGCGAAGGTGGAATGTGCTATGCAGGCGTTTTCAAGGACGGCGTAGACGATGAGCATGAAGTCAGCTTCTACCGCGAAGACGATGACGAAATCGAAAACATGATTCATTTTTTTCAACAACGCGGAGTCGATCACAACCCCGCACACACAGGAGGCTAATCATGGGATACTTTTCTAAATGTTGCGCCAAGACCAACCTGCCCATCGTTGTGCCCGAGAAGGGCATCCCGCGACTAAATCAAGTGGTGGCACTGATGCCTAACGGCGAAGTGGTGGAGGGTTCTTACGATGGATATGGCCGCGTCAATGATGTGGAACTGGTGGAGGGCGCTCGAGGCGGCTACCAGTGGCCCAAGGTCAAGATGGTATTGAAGGAATACTACAACGGCGAGAAGTACGAAGACCTGCCACGCTCACACGATGAAATGGCACAAGGTTACTTCATGGCCCCGGCTTTCCTGCACTTCTGCATCTTGCAGGGTCCATTCAAAAACCGCGCTGGCTATGTGCGCGCATTCAAGAAGTACGCAAATTGGTGAGGCAATCATGGCTAAATTTTTGGTACACATCACACGCACAACAACAGAACGCACGACCATAGAGTTGAATGCGGACGATTGGGAGCAGGCAGAAGATATCGCCCTCAAAGGAATTGCCGATATCCCGCCGGACGATTGGCGCATCAATATTCAATGCACAACCGAAGCGGAGGAAGCGTGAAAATATGAGAGTACTTGTTGCTTGCGAATACTCTGGGGCCGTGCGCGATGCTTTCATTCGCGCCGGCCATTACGCCGCATCGTGCGATCTGTTGCCTAGCGAATCAAACATTGGCGACCACTACCAGTGCAACGTGCTAGACATCATCGACCATGGCTGGGACTTACTAATCGCGCACCCCCCATGCACATACCTCTGTTCTTCAGGCTTGCATTGGAACAAACGCGTCCCAGGACGCCAAGAAAAAACCGAAGAGGCGCTCAGATTTGTGGAGGAGCTCATGCAAGCCCCCGTTCCGCTCATCGCAATTGAGAATCCGATTGGATGTATTTCCACCCGCATACGCAAAGCAGACCAAACAATCCAACCTTACCAGTTCGGGCACGATGCCAGCAAAGCGACTTGCCTATGGCTCAAAGGACTGCCGCCGCTCGAGCCAACGCAATACGTGGAGCCCCGGATTGTGAACGGCCGCAAAAGGTGGGGGAACCAAACCGATAGCGGGCAAAACAGACTGCCACCCAGCGCAGATCGGTGGAAAATCCGCAGCGAAACCTACATTGGAATAGCGGAGGCGATGGCCAACCAGTGGGGTGGAGGCGTTGCCCAGCAGCAACAAATGTTTTGACCTTAGAACTAAATAGTTGACAATCGGTCACATGACCACCCGCTCCATGTTTGCCATCTACCTTTTCGAAGACTCGGAAGGCAATGTCATGGTGCGCGCAGACAGCTATGGCCTTGGGGAAAAGGCCATGTCTCTGGGCATGGACATACTGGAGGAGCTCACCGGGTTCAGTCAGATGAGTGGAGGCGAGCACCTCCTGATGTTACCCATAGATCGGGGCGAGACTGTTCAATGATTTGAGCAGGCTTTGGCTGAACCGAAACAGGCCAACCCTTTGATGCGTGTCGTTCGCATCCTCCCCAACCTTGTCGCTGATCCAGTATGGCCAGCCAATCTCTTTGGCCATTCTTTCCCCTGTCCCGCTCTCATCGTTGTCCGCAACAATTAGCCCGCCCTTGAGTGTTGAGGCGACCTTCTTCATATTGCCGGCGGAAAAGCAGACGTGCAAGGTGTAGCGGCGCTTCAGGGATTTCATGGCGGCACGAATCGACAAGGCGGTGGCGTAGCCTTCGCACAAAATGTGGTGGCCCTTGTTGTTGAAGCAGAACTCTGCTCCCGCGGTGCGTTGGCCGTACAAAAACTTCTTTGTGCCATCGATGTCAATCAATTGGCAGCCCATCAGCGATCCGTTTAGGCGCATGGGGATCACCAGCAACTGCCTGCCGTCCACCTGATAGACATTTCCCTCCTCATCAGGGAAACCTTTGGACTTCAGATATTCGTGCTTGCCAAAGTTACACAGGTTCAGGATAGCGGCGGCTTTGCTGGCGGCTTGCTTTTGCATTTGCACGCGCTCAGCCTCGGCCTGATCCGCAATCTTTTGGAAGTCTCGCTTGGCTCCCTCGGTCACGGACTCATCTCTCCACACAGAAACCTCTGTGTCCAGAGCGTGGTTCTGTGCAAATCCATGGTCGCCCATGAACTTCACAGCGCCGTTTCGCTTACGCGGATGGTCGGTAGTAGGGTAACGTTTCCACACGCCTATTGGTGGAGGGGCGTTGATGATGATGCCATGTGCATGGCAGAAGTTTAAGAATTCCATGCTTAGCTATCCAGAATCACTTCCTTTTCAACCCAATCCTTTGCCACCCCCCAAGCCACAACCACGATGGCCAAGGGGAGGAGCAACCAAGAAACCGCACCAACAATCTTTCTCATCATCAACCTTTCAAAGCTTTAAGAACAAACGCAAACGTTTCGCCAGCATCATCGGCGTGAACAACTTCAAAGTCAGCTTTGTAGATGTTCCTGAAGTCGGACATGGAAGTATTACCAACCTGCTTGGCATACTCTGCCTGGCTAAGAAACACCAACTGCTCCTTCTGCATGATGCGTGTGTGGCTTGGATCGCCGAGCGCCCACACAGAGTGGCGGCTAGGGCACGTTGCCATGAAGTGTCCACCCGGCTTTAATGCGCGGTGAAACGCGGTGAACTGCTTGAAGAACCGCTGGTAGTCTCCCTGCTGACCAAGATGCTCGAGCACCTCGTAGGCGTGAATCTCGTCATACTCATTCTCCATCCACGCCGGCAGCACATCGACACCCATCAAATCCCAAACGATATCCGGGTTGTGATCCGGGTTGTAGTCCAGCGTGATTAGGTTTTCAAAAACGGTTGTGCCGTCCATGGTCAGGCGCTTGTCTCGCTTAGAGCCGCAGCCAATCAGTAGTTCACGCTTCATTTATTGTTCCTCGCCCTGATGCTGTCGGCAACAAAAGGCAAATCACATTCATCGCACACTTTCGCGCAGGCTTCGCGCTCCTCGGCGCGCACCTTCTGGGCGTACTGATGTAACCATTCGTTGGTGGCGGGGTGCTCGGTGTTGAAGCCGACCTCGCGCGCTAGATTGATATCTCGTGCTTTTCTATCCATGTAAGCCTCATTTGGTGGCAATGATTTGGTGTATGCCCACAGAGCATCTAGTCCTGGGTTGGTGTGTGCTTCTGCCATGATGTTGCTGGCTTGTTGTGTTTGCGGTAGTAGTGGATCAGATAGTCAATGACCTGTGCATAGCTCAGCTCCACGCCCAGCCTGCCCTCGATATCTTTCTTTACTGAATCAACATTCCCGGTGATGCTGAGCGTGATGCGCTTGGTTTTCAACTGTTCTTCTCCTTCAGCTTTGCTTCAATGGCGCGCCACAAAAAATGGTCGTCCGATGAATGCCCCGGCACATTGAGGTCAATGTTGTATGTGTCCAGCATGATTTGTTTAAATTCATCCTCCGTAAGCCCCACCCACGGCAGTTCAATCACATCGTGACCAGCTTGCTTGTAGGCTTCGGCTCTCCATCTGGCGGCGCGGTTCTTGTGGTACTCGCAGTTTAAACATTCAGCCATGGTTCTTCTCCTTGAGTTTGGCCTCTGCCCATGCCGCCACGTATTGCGGGTCGTTGCTTTTTACTGCGTTGAAATCATTCCAATCAACAGATGTCAGCCCCACCCATGTGCGCTGTGGTGGGGTGGTGAGCAGGCCAACAATCTGATCTGCCAATGCTTTGCGTGCTGCGTTGTGCGTGTACCTGTAGTCGTAGTTGATGTGGACGTAGACGAACTCACCGCCAAGGCGAATGTCAACGCCGCCGAGAAAGTCGTAGCCAACCTCGATGCCTTCTGCAACCTTCTCAAATTGCACGGGTGGCAACGCCACAGGCTCCTGCTCTGGCTGTGCCAAGGCTTCTTTGATAGCCGTGATGGCGGCAAAGAATTGCTTATCTCGTTCCATGTTGAAGCCTGTTGGCGTAGTGTTTTCCAACGCATCCAGAGCGAGGCGCAATGTTTCTTGTTGCTTACTCATAATGTGTTTCCTTCGTGCAGTTCGCGCTTTGCATTTAGATAGGCTTGATGTGCCTTATCTTTGCAGTCAAAGTAGCCAAGATGTTTTTTCTTGCCATTGATCCTGATGTCAGCTTTCCACTTTTTTCCAGCGGAATACCAACTTACCCCAAGCAATCCAGAAGTAGAGTCTGATCTAGCTTTGCGTTGGTTTTGTTGGTTGATTGACTTTGGTACAAGTCGCAAATTGCACAGTCGGTTATCGTCTTTGATGCCGTTGATGTGGTCGATCTCTCCGTCTGGCAACTCTCCATGCGTCATAAGCCACGCAACCCGATGGGCCTTCATGTGCTTACGGTCAATGCAAATGCCAATGTAGCCTTTTGTGTTTTTGTAAGTTGCAGTTGTCCCAGCGCCTTTGCTGCCGCGCCTAACTTTCCATGTAAACACCCCGGTTTCAGGGTTGTAGTCCAATATCTGCGCCAGCTTCAAGGCTTCTCTTTCAGTCATTTGCATTTCTCCTTGTGCTCATCGCACTTCTTGTTGCTCGTAGGCCCAGGCGCCACTACCGGGGCAGGGCGCGGCATCTCTTGGGGCGGTGTGTGTGGCGTCACCCTGGCAGGTGCAGGGCGTGGTGCTACGCGCACAGGAGCCGGCCGAGGCGCCACCACAATGGCAGAAAGTATTAAAGAAGTAATCATTTGGTTTTCCTTTGGGTTTGGGGAACTTTTTTAGAAAAAGTTCATGCCACTAGCCGCCTCTGGCCCTTGATGAACCGAATCAGCTTCGCGCGCACAAACTTCTCAAACTTGGCGTCCGGGAATAGCGGGGCATCGAGCAATCCTTTGGGCCACACTCCAAATTTGTCTTTGTAGGTGTGCGCTGCCCTGCCCGAGCTCCAGCCGTCATACTTCACCTTGTGCTGGCACATTGACCAGAAGGCCTGCTTCTCATCCCGCTGCGCCTTCACATTGACCAGCTCTTCCATCTCACCAGGCACGTCACTGATCTTGTTTTTGCGCTCGCGGGTGTGACCACAGTGCAAACAGGTGTCGGAACTTGAAGGCCACAACGCGCCACATGATGGGCACTTTGCCGCCTCTTTTTCTTTTTCGGTCTTTTCTTTCTTGGCCTTTTCCTTGCCGTCGTCCAGGGTGTGCACGCCGTTCTCGTACACGTCATCCCAATCTTCTTTGAAGCGCAGGTAGTTGCCGCCGTGGTCAAGCCAGACTGCGAACTCTTTGCCCTCCGCCCCGCGCATCACCCGACCCATCTGCTGGATGTGTGAAGACAATGACTTGCTGAAAGGCCTGGCCGACACGCCAATCAGCACGTCAGGCACGTCAAAACCCTTGGTCAAAATGTCAGTGGCAATGAGGCCATGAATCTCCGTGTCGGGCTTGGAAAAGTCTTCGATCACATCCTTCTTGAAGGTGTCGTCATCACGATAGGAAATGCTCACGAAGTTGTAGCCCTGCTCCGCGAACTTCTTTGCCAGGTCAGCACCATGGGCCACGCCAGAACAGAACACAATGGTCTTTCTGGGTGCTCCAAAAATCTCATGCGTCTTTTTAACCCACTCCTGAACAATGTCACCTGTGATCTTGATGCCGCGGGTTGTGGCTTCTGCTTGTGACCACTCGCCGGCAACCTTCTTTGCGCCAGCCATGTCAATCTCTTTGGCGATGAACACGCGAAGCGGAACCAACACACCTTGATCTACCAACTCTTTAGTGGTGACGGAGGAAACAACGTTGTCGTAAACCTTTCCAAGACCCTTGGTGAACGGCGTGGCTGTCAGACCAATGACCCTGATTTCAGGGTTGTTCTTAATGAACTCAATGGTTTGCTGCCGGGTCTGGTGCGCCTCGTCAACGATTAAAAGGTTCAAGCCGGGGAAGTCACCGCGGCGCTCGAGCGTCTGGGCAGAGCACACTTGTATATGCTCATATGGCCGGTACCTCCAGTGCCCCGACTGCATGACGCCATGGTCAATGTCGTATTTCTCAAGGCGTCTGCTGGTCTGGTCGCACAACACGATCCTGTCCAAAACCATGGCAGCTTTGTTGCCTTTGGTCTTGGTCGCCTTGAGCAGCTCGATGGCCATCTCAGTTTTCCCAGCTCCCGTGGGCGCGTAAAGAATTTGCGCACGCTTACCGCTTGCAAACCCTTTACGCAGGTTGTCCAAAATCTTGGACTGATACTCTCTTAGCTGAAGCATTTACTTTCCTCTGCCGGGACACCCCCCGGCTTGGGTCGAATGTTATTTCTATCTGTCCTTCCAGGCTGTCACGAAGGAGACAGCTTCTTCAGCTTCTTGGTCAGGTAGTTCACCTGCTTGATCAGCTGGGCGTTCTCAGCTTGGAACTGGTCACGGCTGATCGTCAGGGACTTGACTTCGATGCGCAGCTGCTTGTTCTCATCCCTGAGTTCATCCAGCGTCTTGGCCGTGAACTCCGGGTCTTCCGCTGTGTTGGTAGCCAGCTGGTCGGTCAGCTTCTGGTTCTCTTCCATCAGGAAATCAATGGTTTCCTGCAGCCGCTCTTCCTGTTCGTTGATCTGGGGGCGCTCATCCTTGACCACTTCCTGCTTTGCCGGGGCCTTGGCGGCCTTCTTTGCCGGCTTCTCGCCCTCTTTCAAGGACATCCGTACCTTGGCCACAAACACATGGGAAACGCCAACCCTGCGCGCAATCTCCCGGTCCTTCAGGTCGCCCCATTCAAAGTCATTCAGAATCTCCGTGACGATGCGCCACTTGTCCTTGTTGGTCATGGGCATGCCGTGCTTGGCATTCGCCCCATAGGAGTACATGATTGCCTCGCGCAGGGTGCCGTTGACTATGTCGCAGGACATGCTGGACTTGCGGTTCTTACGCAGCGCGTGGTAGCGGTGAAACCCATCCGCCAACCAGTACTCCTTGCCGTCAAAGAATGCCACTCCCGCCGGGAAAACCTCCCCGTCAGACATCTTTGCAGCGTAGTCATCCACCACCTCGGTGTGAATCTTCTCTCTGGACTGGGTGCCGCCGTCAATACGGATCACGTCCATGGGTAGGGTCTTGGTGGCGACAAACTTAACTTCCGACATTTGCTTCTCCTTGTTTGTTGGAACGGCGATTCTGCCTTGGTAATATTACCATGTCAACAGGTATATCCAGAAAAATCTATGTGATAGGTTGAAACTAAAAATAGAATCCCCAAGGGTGAATAGCACGGCTGTTCGACCCCTGCCCAGAGGGCTCATGCATGTGGAAATATTACCAAAACGCAGAGCCGACCCAGCACACCATGGCGGTAGCGATTCATCGATAGGGGGCTTGTCTTCACCGCTTGTCCCTCTATCTTTCCCAGTCCCTCGCTAACAGGCTGGACGGCATTTGTCTGGGGGTGTACCAGTGCCGGTGTAGGTGGGTGCAGCCCATGCAGGCCCATTAGCTTACGCGCCCTGACGCTCGGTCACATTACTGTTTTCAATATGGGCTGCGATGATTGCCTTGGTTTTGTTTCCTGTCTTCTGGGGCTGGATCAAGCCAGCTTCCATGATTCGACCTAAGTCAAATAAACAAACCCGAACAGCGTCAAGCGTCATCCCATATTTACTGGCCAACGCAAGCTGTTCCGTCCAAGTCACCGCGTACTGCCGCTTTGCAGACGGCGCCATAGGTAACATGATCTTTGGAGACATGCGTTAACCCCCGAGACTAGGCGTGAAAAGACAATAAAAAAAGTCCTTAATGAAACCCCGGTGAGAGAACCCAAGTCTTTTGGACTAAGGCTACCCCATGTCGGGGTCGGGATTTCATTAAGGACTCTATTCGCTGCGGCTCTCACACCTAGCTGGGCAAATTATAAACACAACTTTTCTGGCTGTGTCAACAGTTTCTTAGATTTTTTTGCAGGCTTTGGCTTAGCCGGCTTGGTAATATTACCAGGCTTACCCTTGAAGCAGCCGGAGCAGAAGGCTGTTCGCGCTTGGCAAACGCCCAGCTCCTCGCAAGTCAGTCTCCGCAGAAGCATTCAATACCCCCTTCAGAGTCAAACATATCCCCCTGAGAATCAAGGAACCGCATCATTTCGCCGTAGCTAGCGCGGTCGCTTCGGAACGTGGCACCAATCTTTTTCTCCTGCTCAGCCCACCACATGGCACGGTCAGGCTTGTCTTTGATAAGACCCATGATCTGGTATGGCCCCTTGAGAAAGCACAAATCACAGTTACCCAGTGCGGTAACCCCGTCGCGAAAGGGTAGCGTCAGGTCAAAAGACTGCTTGCGCCAGAAGGCTTGCACTTCATCCTGCGTGACATTGGTATCGGCCAAGGGTATGAGCAATCCTCGAGCGCGCAACTTGGAAAGCCTGCGCGGCTCATCAGCCCTGATCCCGACCATGGTGCTGGCATCCTCCACACCGATCAGCTTCAGATACCTGTCAATAGCCTTTGCCTTGAGCTCCTCAGTGCAAAACCTGGTGACCGGGTTGGGCAGATAGTTCTTCTTGGTGATCAGCTCGGCAAACGGCTCGCCATTCTTTGCGGCAGATTCATACGAAACGCGCTTGACTTTAGGGTTGTCTGCTACGTACTCCAGCCAGTGGATTTCCACCCCCCAGCTCTGCTCGCAGTCACGCACAAAATCTAAGGTGGCTTGGTGTTCTTTGCCGGTGTTGGCGAAGCAGACTATGGCCTCTTCAGGCAGGCTCATATCGTGAGCCTGAAGTACACGCCACAGCATGTAGGCAGACGTGCGGCCGCCAGAGAAAGAAATGACGGTTGGCTCGTCTATTTTGAATGGATTCATGCTTTTCCCGTTTGTAAGGAAGAGTTGATGGCGCTCACATGAAGCAGTGTCGCGGCGTTGTTGCACTCTGATACATTGATGCCGCCCGGCGCTAACCCGGTTTACACCACCAACACGGCTGGGGACTGGAGTCGTCGTCCAATACCGGACCTCTCTGCGGATACCCATTTAGGCAATCCCCATGCGTGTTAGCCCTTGAAAAAAGCAGGGCGAGTTACCGCCCTGCGAACTCATAGGAGAAGCATGAAAGCGGCAACTGCTTACCGCGCCTCCATGCTATCAGAACCTTTTCAACGTAGCAATTGCTTCGTCAATACTATTCACAATAACCACCAAGCCGCCACGCCACTCATCAAAAAACTTCTGCTCCGCCGGCGTCAACACCCTGGCAGAAGGAGGCTTCTTTCCATCCTTCACTTCCATCAAAATCGTATGCCCGCGGAACCCTACCAACAGATCGGGCAGACCACCGCCTTGAGTCACCACCCGAACGGTCGCACCAATAGCTCGCAGTGCATCCACGATCTGGCTTTGGTTGTCGTCTACTCTGGCGGCGCGTCGCATAGGTGACAATTGTAACAGACAGGTGTTGACGAATGCAATATGTGTGATATATTCACCTCCCCATCACCTGATAGGAGCAGCATGAGTTCAATACTAATTACAAGAGAAATGTGGGAGGAAGCGCACAAGCTTTCACTCTCAATGATTGATGTCGTACAACAGCAAGAGAACGTGGACAAACGCCTACTACTTCTTGCGCTGGCCATTTCTTATTCCACATACGCAAAAGCTACCAACATGCCTGTGCATAGCGCACTTGAGTTGGTAATGACCATCTATAAAAACACGGAGATTATCAATGACGACGACGAAATGTGAAGACTGCGGAATGATCAATCCGCCTGATGACCACGTATGCGAGCAGTATGAAGCGCGCATGAAAGCAGAGCGAGCAGCTAAGCCAATTGAGCAGGTTGTCGAAGAGCTGGAGCAGCGGATCGAAGAGCTCGAGCGCAGAGTGGCATCGCTGTCAACTCAAGCCAGCTACTTTTCACCTTGGAGAAAATGATGGATACAGGTGGACCAGCGTTTCCGGATTGGCCAGAGTCAGCCTTCCCAAGCACGTTCCAGTCAATGAGTCCCGAGCCGCATCAAGTTCATCGGTGGGGCATGACCCTGCGAGATTACTTTGCGGCTAAGGCAATGCAGGCGATTACACCATCTTTTGCTAACGCAAACATATTAAATCCTGCCGAATTTATTTCAGACAAAGCATACGCACTGGCAGACGCTATGCTGAAAGCGAGGAAACAATGAAACTAACCAACAAACACAACTTGCCGGCGACGTTTGTTAACGTCATCAAGCGCCCCACCTACTCAAAGGGCAAGGCTCACCTGTCTGCCACGGAGCTGATCAACAGCCCGCAGATCGTGCAGCTCAAGCACCGTCACTGGGACGACATTGAGGTCGATGCCAGCGAGATGGTCTGGTCACTGTTTGGCTCTGCCGTTCACGGCATCCTCGAGCACGGCAAAGACAAGAACCATATCGTAGAAGAGCGCATCCACCTGACGCATGACGGCTGGCACCTCTCCGGCGCTATCGACCTGCAAGAAGTTGACGAAGACGGCATCAACATCAAAGACTACAAAGTCACTGGTGCATGGGCAGTCAGAAACGAAAAGCAGGAATGGCATCAGCAGCTGAACATCTACGCATGGATGCTGGAGAAAGCCAAGAACGTAGAAGTCAAAAGCCTGCAGATTGTGGCCATCATCCGCGACTGGTCCAGCCGGGAAGCCAGCCTGAAGGAGGACTACCCCCAGGCACCCATCGTCACCATTGATATCCCGCTCTGGTCAAAGGAGGAGCAGGACATCTTTATCAATGACCGCTTGCACCAACACGCAGCCGCCTACTTTGAAAGCGACTCAGGCGGCGATCTGCCCGAATGCACACCAGAAGAAATGTGGGAAAAGAAAACAACCTACGCCGTCAAGAAAGATGGCGGCGTCAGGGCAAAGAGTGTCCACGCAACCCGCGAGGAAGCTGAGGCTGTCCTGCCCCCCAAGGGATACCTCATCGAAGTCAGAGAAGGGGAGCGCACACGCTGCGAGAAGTTCTGCGACGTGAGCAATTTTTGTAAACAGTACCAAGCCTACAAGGCAGAAAAGGAGAAAGCATGATTTCTATTCAAATCACAAAAGCCGAAGCGGTAATGATGATGGAGTTGATTCACAACTTCTGCACGAAGTCAATTGAGAACATTGACATTGCACTGTCAAACGCGGTCGATAAAGAAAACGTTTCCAAGGCTGCACGCAGTAACTACATTTCCAACCTCGAGAAAGAAGTCAAGCGCCTGACAGAGCTCACGAACTTCAAAGCAGAAGCGCCGTCAGAAGATGCGCCCTACGGCCTCAAGAAAGACGGCACACCCAAAGCGCGACCCGGTCGCAAAACCGCCAAGAAGGCAAAGAAAGGAAGCAAATGACAGTCCACAAGAAACTCATGCAAGCCCGCGTGAAGCTTCAGGAAATCCAGCTCAAGAAGTCTGGACTCAACAAGTTTGCAGGCTACCAGTACTTTGAGCTGGGGGATTTCCTCCCTCACATTCAAACGATCTTCAACGACATTGGCCTGTGCGGCGTTGTGTCCTACGAAACAGATTATGCAAGCCTGTCCATCACAGACGTGGAAGACGGCACGATGATCGTTATCCGCTCTCCGATGGCAGAAGCCGCCCTCAAGGGCGCACACCCCATTCAGAACCTAGGGGCGGTCGAGTCGTACCAGCGTCGCTACCTGTGGATGACGGCCATGGAGATCGTTGAGCACGACATCATTGACGCTTCTGGCGGGGCAGAGCCAGCACCCAAGGCGGCAGCAAAGCCTGCAGAGAAGCCGGCAGAAAAGCCCAAGGCGCCGCCCAAGGCAGAAGGCAAGCCAGGCGCTTGGCAAATCTCTGTGACCGCAGACAAGGACCAAGACATGGGTGCTTGGATTTCTGTGGTGCTAGAGGCTACACGCCTGTTGCTGGGCACGGCTCAGTCCGAGAAAGATGTCATGGATATCTTCAAGGTGAACCGGGTTGTGTTCGACATTCTCAAGAGTGACGCGCCGGAAGACTACGCAGTCCTGATGGCAGATTTCAAGAAACGTAAAGATGAATTTAAGGAGTCCGAATAATGGCATACCCCAACAGTGGAAAGCTTTCCAACAACCGCTACAAAGACGGCGACCAGCGCAAACCAGACATGGTCGGTGAGATCGTCATGCAACGAAGCGCTCTCAAGTCCCTGATGGAAGAGCACGATGGTGACGAGATCGTCATCAAGCTTAGCGCATGGAACCGCAGCGGGCAGTACGGCGAATTCCTAAGCATCAGCTGGAACAACTACAAGAAGAAAGAAGACGGCCCCAAGCCGCAGCAAAGCTTGCCCAACGATGACCAAGACATCCCTTTTTGATAGGAGTTAAACATGGTTCGAATTTTTTCAGATACGCAAGGAACTGGTGATTTTGTAATTCAAACCACCGCGGTAGACGTAGACACATTTATCTCTGAACTCGCAGAGGCAATGGATGCGGCCGTCACAAAAGCCAATGACAACGGAATAAGCGCTTTGGGCATCTTGAAGAATGCCATGCCCATCGCTTACAAACTGTCTGGCTACAAGGCGGAAACTGTTCAGGAGCAACGCACGCTGGTTTGCGGGAACATCTCCCCAAACTCATGCGAGGTAGTCTCAAGTGCAGGCCGCTGAACTTTGGTGGGCAGGCAGGGACGAATCGCTGTCTACCAAGCTCGACAAAATGGCACCGGCCTGTTTTGATATAAGCGGTGCGTTGAACGCCGCCACTGTTAAGACAGCGTCTAACCGGGATGGAATTGGTTTTAGGGCTGATGTGCTTGAGCGTGACGAAATCGCTGATCGCATGGTCTATTACTCACAATGGAAGGTAAGTATGGAAGCATCAATTGCAGCAACAGAATCCACTCGCAGAGCGCAAGCTTCGGTGGACGATTTGAGGAAAACATTGGTTGACTTTCGGGGGACAATTAAGAACGACTTGTCGTCTATGAAGGCGGCCAGCGAACGAGTTCAAAGCGAAGTCTTGCAAATGCGGGATAAGTACAAACAAGCACAAGACTTGTTGACCAACCCCGATTTTGTAAAAGCCATAGAAAACGCAGAGCGCATGGCCAAGGCTTTGGAATCAATTCAAAGGCTAAACGAAACCAAGGTAAGCGTTGCTGTATTCAGCGGAGGCAAACAATGAATACACGAATGCTCAAGCGCGTACGCAAATTGTTCAACGTGGATTACGTGCCGGCTAGCACCAACAGGTACAACCAACGCCAGTGGGTGCGGCAGATCAGAATGCTGGGAGACAACTGGCTTTTGGCTCAATACATAGAAAGGAAAGAAAATGTTCGTTGATTACAGCACCATCCTGATGCAAATCGAGCAGGCCACCAAGCGCCTGTCAGAGAACTGTTTGCACAAACGTTACGAAGGTTACCTTGCAGACATTGCTTCTATGCATTCCAACCTGTCCATGCTTGCCGCTTGGATTGCCGTTGAGAAAGAGAAGAAATGAAGACAAGCCACTTTGAAGGCGTCAAGGTAGCACTCAAGCAGGACAGGACAGGATACGTCCTGACCCTGTCCATCCACCCAGATGACCTGCCAGAGGAAATCCTGCGGGATTTTGTGGGCGCTCGCTACCAAGTTGTCATGGTCAGAATCAACGGTGATGAGCGACCCATGAACAGAGAGACAGACCTGGGCGTTGACCCGGTAAGGCTCGCTGGCATCCTTTGCAGAGATAAGGATTTTCACAAGTTTCTGATGGACATTGGAAACATTTTGGAAGCTTCTGAAAAAGAAGTGGTGGACTGGATGCGATCAGAGCTGGGCGTGGCCTCCCGATCCGAACTGCGAGGCAACCAAACAGCAGCACAACACTTAATCAAAATCAATGAGGAATTCAAACTATGGAAACAAAGCGCCTGATCCCCTATTCTGTTCACCTTCCCGAAGACATCTACAGGAAGCTCAAGGCCGCGGCAGGGGAGCGCAAAGCGTCAGCCCTTGTGCGCGACGCCATCACCCTCATCATCAATGGCGGTACGGCCTACAACAGCGGATACAACAAGGGACTGAAGGACTGCATCCGCATCGTTGAGTCAGAGTCTTTGATTGCAGGTCTGGTAATCAACGGAAAGAAAGTTGAGCCAGCACTGACCACAAAAATGGAAAAGCTAACCATCAAGGAGAAGAGCAATGGCACGAAAAAAGGACGAGGGGATTGAGGCGCTAAAGCCAAAGCAAGACCCTGTATCAATCCAAGAGATCACTCTTCTGGATTGGTATGCGGCTTTTGCTTTGCTGGGCTCATCGCCCATGTTCAACACAGAGGACACGGCGCGAGCTGCCTTTGATAAAGCAGAGGCAATGATGAAAGAAAGGTCGGCCCGCACATGACTAAAGAAGACATTATCAGAATGGCGCGAGAGGCTGGCATGGAACAGGACGGAGACAACTTTTTCTCGCCCAGCCACGAAGAAATTGACGTTCACATCACAGACCTTGAACGCTTTGCCGCCCTTGTCGCTGCTGCCGAGCGTGAGGCGTGTGCGAAAGAGTGTGAAGATGAAATAAAGCGGGTCAAACCAATTTATTCTGTCGTTGCAGAGAACGTTTTAAAAGCCATCCGAGCAAGAGGTAATCAATGAACGAAATAGAAAAGGAAAGAGAAAGATGCGCCAAGCTGGTAACAAACGCACTGAAATCACACAGGGACAGCCCGACCGTAGCACCCGTGCTAAAGCGGTTAAGAGCGAGGATACAACACCCATCACCCAAGAAGAGCTCCTCCAGTGGTGGCCATTTACAAGACTTGACCCTAAGCGATTCCCCAGAACAACTCGGAATAACGACTACGAAGAAGCCCTCCTGTGATTTACAGAAACAAGAAGCTGCTTGAGTCTGTCCGCGAAGCGCCCTGCATGCACTGCGGGGCGCAAAACGGCACAGTGGTTGCCGCCCACTCCAACCAACTACGCGACGGCAAAGGACGCGGTATCAAGGCGCATGACTATCGTATAGCCGCTTTGTGCTACACCTGCCACTCAGACCTGGATCAGGGGGCAAAGATGTCCAAAGAAGAGAGGGTCAATATGTGGGAAGAAGCCCATCGAAAAACCATCGGCTGGCTATTCGATCAGGGCATCCTTCACATCTGAGCCATTGCTCTGAGTTTTCTCAGGTCAATGTTCTTGAGTAGCTGGTACTCTTGCTCGCGCAGATTCTTAATCAGCTCTTCCTTGCGATCATCAGTCATCTCTTTGGTTTCGATGTTGGTGATCAGGTTGACCTTCTTGCGAATCTCTGTGAGCTGGTTGGAAATCCTGTTGACCACAGGAGCCATGGCCAAGCGCTGCCGCACCTCTGGGTCTGAGATGTAAGCCTCAATCTCTTGCGGGCTGCGGGCCTTCATGTCAGACAGGGTGGCGGCCGCACGGTCAGTGACCTCCTTCAGCGCATAGAAGTCCTTGCGCAAACCAACCTCATACTCTTTGGAGATAAAGGCGCTGGCGTTGGGAATGGCGTTAACCGCATCACGCAAGGTCATGGACGGTCGCGTCACCCCAGCCATCTCAGCAATCAGCGGGTTCGTGATCTGCAGGAACAGTCCACCAAACGAACCAAACATGCCGCGGATCAAGTGGTCCGCCACGATGGGAGAGATCAGCTCTGTCTTGCCCAACACCTTGGAGAACTCGGACGTGCTGTCTTCAAACTGCCGGCTCAAATCTTTCTTGGCTTGGTAGATACCAACCAGCGGTTTTTGCTGGAAGAAGTCATAGTTCAGCACAGCTTCAGTAATTGGCTTGACTGCCTGCGGTACAGGCGTTGGGCTCAACACAGAGTTTGCCAACAAAGAAGCCAAAGACGAACGGAACTTAGCGCCGTCAGTCATGCCGTTCTCAGTCAGCAAATGATAGGTATGCTCAGCCAAAACCTTGGGCAACAAGAACGCATCGGCACGCAGAGGAATGCCCAAGCCGCCGCTTCCGGGGATCATCAACAAACGATCCCGCGTAGGCGTAGGCTTCTTTTCATAGTCCTCATCGTCGCCCATCATCATGGCGTACAGCATGGACAGAGTCATCACAGAGGCTGTCGTCGCTGCCAGCGTTTGCAAGGCGGCTTTGCGCTCAGTCGGGGAAATGCCAGCCCCGGTCAGCGTTCTGTAAGCCACGTTCTGGGCAGCAAGGTATGCGTTGAAGAAGGGGATAACCTGGCCGGCCATGGCGAGCATCTGACTGCTACCACGCCGACGCACGTTGAATATCTCAAACGCCTTTTCTATGGCTTCTCTGCGAGACATTCCCTGAGCCAAAGCCGCCTCATAGGTGGCCTGACGCACGGCGTTATCTGCAGCCATGGCAACACTACCAAGCGAGCGCTTTACGGTATCCCAAAGGCTCTTGTCTTTCTTCAGACCCGACAAAATCTCAACGTCCGAGCGAATGATGGCAGACGTAAAGTCACGCACACCCACGGCACCCACGTTCTTCAGCTCTTCATGGATGCTGCTCTTGCCGCGCAAGGTCTGGATAAACTCTTTTACCGCACGGAACGGAATGCTCAGGGCGTGCTGCGGTTTGAGTCCAGAAGAGAACATTGCCGCAAACGAATCTTGCGTAACCTGAGACACCGAGAACAGTGGAAACAATACCACCGACTGGCGCAGAGCATCAGCAAACTTGGAGAAGAACTTAATCGTAGGAATGGTTACAGACTCGAGCCCGCGGAACGCAGTCACAAACATGGGATCGACCATGCTGTGGTATTCCTGCTCGCCGTTTCTCCAGACGCGAACCACGTTATCCCGACCCTTGGGGTCTGCCACCTTCTCGCCAAGACCAACAGCATTTGCTGTATCTACCAACGCCAAGGCAGAGCGGTTACGCACGCCACGGTTAATGGCGTACTGGGTCCAACGCACCATGTTGTCAAAGATGTCATTGACCGGCTTCTTGGAACCCTTCATCCGCTTGTCTGCCTGCACAGACAAGGAGCGCAGGAACTCTTTGGGGCCCTTACCTTCTTCGATCTGCTCTTCGCGGAAGAACGGAACGTAGTCTGCATTAGCCATCAGGTTTTCTGCCTCTTCCCGGCTGTACAAACCTGTTTTCACCATAACATCCAAGGCGTTCTCGCGGATGCCATTCCATGTCTCAACGACTTCATTCAGCTCAGGGAAAAGCTCAAACTGAGACATGCCGGCAGCAATGTCTTCATCGGTCATATGAATGACCTTGCGCTTTTGCAAAAGCTTGGAAGCCTTGTCAGATAGTTCGCTTGCCGCAACGGGTGAAGAATCACGGATTCTGCGCGCCTCTGCGCGCATGGCAGCAGCCCTGTCCTCAATCGCATCGTTCTCGCGAATCAGTGACTGAGTACGCTTTGCCTCAAACGCGGTGTGCGCAATCAGCTCAATCTCTTCCTTGGTCAAGCCATGCTTTTGGGCGATCTCATCCAGCTGCTTGGACAGGTTGAAGATGTTGCTCTTGTCATCAACGCCCACCCACTTGTGCAGCTCATCGTCATATTTGACATTGCCCTTCATCAGGAACAGGTTAGCCACCGCATCAGAGTGAACGGTCTGACTCAAGCTGGCATTGAGCAAAATGCCAATCTTCTCTTCCTGCCCAACCATGGATTTTTCAACTTCGCGTTTGATCTGGTTTTGCAAACCGGCATCGCTACTGAAAGCCCATGTTTGGAACTGATCCAAGAACTTGCGAGCAGCGCCAACAGACTGCTCTTTGGCCAACTGAGGATTGTCAACCGCGTTGTCCCAAGCCTTGCGCGCCTTGGCCACATAACCAGGCTCAGGCTCTTTAACGAAGCGCCCCATGCCGGAGAGAATCTCCATGGCATCGTTACCTGTCTGTGTGCGCTCAAGAGCAACCAGTCCAGTGGGTTCTTTTTTGGCAGGCTTTTCTACATACAGGAAGTCTTCTCGCTTGCCATACACCGGGTTCTTAGCCAGCACAAAGCGACCCACCTGCAGCACCTCATCGGCAGACAGGACGGGCTTACGATTGCCGCGGTCATAGAAGAACGAATGACGCAAAGGGTCAAGGCTGATTTGCTTCCAGCTCGGATCGTTCAGCAAACTCTTGATGCGCTTAAACGTTTCTTCCGGCGAAGTGTTGACCCAATTACCTTCAATGGTCTGCTGTGGAGTCTTCTCCCCCATGCCGCCCTCGAGGCCCTGAGCCACGCCAAACGCACGCTCTTCAGAGCGCGGTGCAAACACAGCATTCTTGATATGACCAGTGCTCTTGTAGGAAACGTTGGGACCAGTGGTCTTGGTGTCAGGACTGGTTCCGCGGTGAATAGACACCACGCTACCGTTCACGCCGTTGGCGCGACCCCACTCCAAAGCCGGGATGTCCATGCGCAAACCAACGCGCACGCCATCGTTAATCGGGGCATCCACCAAAGCAGCATTCTTCTTCTGCTTGATCTTGGTGGTCAGAATATCCCGCATCAGGCTATCTTCAATCGGGGCTTCAAGCTTATCGCCAAGCACAGGCTCAATCGGCATGTAGTAATCCACATACTTGTCGTACTCTTGCTTGGTAATATTTCCAGCAGCCAACTCTCGAGCAGCCAAAACAACCTGCTCATTGCGACCCTTCTTGGGCTTGAATCCAACAGGAGCCTTTAGCACAGGGGGCTGCCCCGGCTTAGCTTCGGTCTTCTTCTCTTCAACAGCTTCGGTCTGAACCGTGGTACGGGTCTTCGGGTTGGCCAGCTCTTCGGTCAAAGCCAAGACTTCGGTGAGCGCATTACTGTTCTTGATGCCCAGCAGATCAGCCACCGCTTGGGTAAACGCACCCCAAGCAGTTTGTTTCTGATACGCAATCTTACTCAGCTCTTTCTGGAAATCAGCATTAGAGTTTGCCTCTGCAACAAACTCATCCAAATTCTTCAAGCCGTACATCTCTTTGCCACGCGCGCCAAGCTTTGTCTTCACAAAGCGGTACAGATTATCCAGCCGACGAACGGCGGGCTTTTGCGCCTCGGTCGGATTATTGATTGCAAAATAAGTCAGAGCATGGGTTGTCTCATGCGCAACTACGTGCTCATCGCCTGCAAATTTTTTACTACGGAAATATATTCCGTTTGTTTCTTTGGACCATCCGGCAGCAGCCTTCGGTGCAAGACGGCGAATAAGCTTAGGATTAACTTCAGTGGTGACGCCGACCAGATCAGCCGCCATCTTTCCTATGTTGGAGATAATCGGATTCTTGCTTGTAGATAATATGTTTGTGGTCCGATTCCAATCATTGTCCTCAACAGCATCACCCAACTCAGCACGCTGAGCGCCCTTGGGAACCTTTATTTCGGTTTCGCCTGGCTCAACCTCTGCTGCGCGTTCGTCAGGAGGGACAACCTTTGTTCGGGGCTCAGGGACTTTAGGAGGTCTAGCAACTGGCTTTTGCTGGGCTTCGGCTTGTGCGATAAGTTCATTGATTTCATCTTCTGTAAACCTTTCCCCAATTAAGCTTTCAATCTCTTCTGCGCTGTAATCAATTCCATCAATCGAATATGAAGGCGACGTGCTGGTTGCAGCCTGCAAAGCACTACGCAATGCACCTTGATATTCTTCAGGCGTGGCATCAGCATATTGCCGAGCAATGTTTTGCTGAACCTCTTCCACGTCAACGCCAGCGTACCGGGCGTCTTCGATTAAATCCTGCAGAGCAACAGGCTCTTCCTGCTCAGCTCTTTGTTGACGCTGTAAACGATCCAGCTCCAGCTTTACTTCAGGCAAAAACTGAAACCGCTCGAGCTGCGTTTTATAAGCGTCACGCTGCTCTTCCAAAGAACGAATATTATCTTTGGCAGCTTCGCTTACATAATCTTTGTTACGCAGTTTGTCGGCAATATGCTCAAGAGCAGCACCGCTGTCAAAGTTTGCATTCTCTTGGCCATTAATAATCTTTCGATTCTTGAACGGCAAATACTCATCCAAGGCACCGTCGGCAACCATGTCTTCAAGCAGCGCACCTTTGTCCTGCTTGTTTATCAACTGACGCAAAGACTTATCGTCAGGAGCCACATCATTCAAACTAAAAGCACCGGGGCGCTCGATCAACTTACCCTTTAGGAAGTTGAACAAGTTACCCTTCTCAGCCTTAGCCTCTTTGAGCTGCTTGTTTACATCAGCCAATACGCCACGAATATCGTTGGCTTCTTGCTGCTCTTCAGGGGTGTACTTCTTGGCGCGTACGGGTTTACCCTGTGGTTCTTTGACAATAGGCTCACCGGCGGGGAACAGACCAGCGGGTTCTTCGGTCGGGCTGGTAACGGTTACCACTTTGGCAGCTTCTTTGTCTGCCAATTGGTCCAGCAAACGGCGCTTCATTACTTCATTAGCCACCGGGTCAGAGCTGAACGTGGTGCTATGGATGCGACGAATCTCTGCCTGACGCTCTTTCTCCGCAGCGGTCTGCTCTGCCATCAGGCGCTGCTCTTCCGCGGCTTTCTCTTGTTCTTGAGCCAACCTTGCCTGCTCTTGGCGTTGACGGATAGCGTCCATCAAAGCGGCGTTTTCATCGGGCATGCCGGTAAATCCAGCCATGCCTCGAGCAGCCTCGGGAGCCAACTCAAGGCGCTCCCTCTGGGTTCTGGCAACCATTTCCTCTTGGTCAGCTAAAGCCTGTCTTTCTCGAGCCTGACGCTCTTGCTCTATACGACCAAGCTCTGCATAAGCCGCATCGCGCTCTTCGGGTGTTGCTGCTCCGGGTGGTAACGTTTCCACCGGCGGCGGTGCTTCCGCGGGAACGGCAGGAGCCTGTGCTGCAGGAGGCGCAGCTTCAACACCAGGCTTGGACGGCACGCCCTTGGCACGACGACCCAGCGCCACATCAATCAACAGACTGGTTAGCGCGCCAACACCAGCGCCATAAGCGCCTTCTTCTGCGGTGCCGGCTAGCACATCTTTGCTTGGGTCATAGATGCCCTTGGCAATCATGTTCTGAGCTGTCTTCTGAGCTGCCTCAGTTAAACCTTCCACGCCGCCACGGGCAAGCGCAGTGCTAAAGATAGACTTCAGCGGTCCAATCTCAGGCGCAATCAGGTCCAGCAGACCAGTAGGTGCGCCCAGCAATGTGGCTTTGGAGCGCTCTTCTGGTGTAGCTCCAGCCTTCTCTGCTTCTTGTCGTGCTTCGCCCGCACCTGCTGCCACGCCAAGACCGCCGGCAATAGCCCGACCAGCCAACCCAAGAGGGCCCAAGGCAAAGAACGGAGCAGACGACCCAACGCCAGAGAGCAATGTACTGGGAATACTTTCACCAACCTCTTGGCTGGATGGTGCAAGATATTGGCGCGCAGGCGCAGCCAATCCTTCAATGCCGGCGCGAGCCTTTTGTTCGTACTCTTCTGGAAGTAACGCGGACGCGCCAATGCCAGATGTCTCCAGCAAGCCAACAGCCCCGCGGCCAATAGCTTTGGGGATATCTTTCAAGTAATCCTTAACACCCGGCTCTTGCTTGGGCGTCTTTAAGATATTGTTTTGAATCGCGCTGACAATGTCCGAGTCGGACATATCGTCAGGGAATCTAACTTGACCAACCCCTGGGACATTGATGATTGGCATAGCTATCCTTACTTGAGCGTTCCAGTCTTGGGATCATACTCGCGAACTTTTGAGCTGCCAAAGCTTTCCATCACACCCGGATACAGTCGGTTGTAAATAGCCACATACCGTTTGTTACCGGCAAGCAGATCATCAACCATCTTTTTCTTGGCGCGAGCAATCTCATCAGAGCTCTTGCCAATGTTTTCCAAGGCAGCCAACTTGCCGGAAGACTCAACAATTCGATTGGCTTCACTCTCCAGCTGACCCAAGAACTTTTCATCGCTCTGACGCTGGCGCTCTGCCAACGCGGCACCCTTGCCTTCCATGGCTAAGCGAGTTGCCTCTTCTTTGCGCTCGCGCTCTGCATCGGCGATCTGTTTGCGCATAAGCATTTGTTCGCGCTGAAGTTGGCCCAGCTGACCATAGCGCTCTGTTCCCAGCTCGGCAGACATGAGAGCTTTCTCTTGAGCCGCACGCGAAGCGCCAGACTGCAAGTAAGACTGAACACCTTGCAGCGCGCCCTTGCCAATGTTTGACATGCCAAAAGGTGAAGTGCCACCCATAATCCCCAAACCGGCAGAAAGAATTGCCAAGTAGTTATCTACAGCTTCTTGTTTGTCTAGCTTCTCATATCCTTTGGCAATGCGCTCACGCAGCTTGGACATGGTTTCAGATTCTTTGGGCGCTTCTTCTTTGGCAGCCTCGGCCTTGTTTTTGTCAGCCATTCCTTGTGCTGCTAGACCGCGCTCCAAATCTTCAAAGTCAATGTTGGAGCCAATCTCTTGTTCTTTGGCATATCGATCCAGCTCTTCGCCGGTAGGAGCGCCAATTGGTCCGCGACCAGCACCACCAGTAGAGGGTCCAGCTGGTAACGTTTTCTTTTTCTGGGGAGCGGCAGCAGACGGCGCGGCAGGCGCTGCAACAGACAAAGCTTTGATGCCTTCTTTTTCAGGGGTCTTACGACCTTCTGCCATGATGGCAGCAGCAAGACCGGTATCGCTTCCAATATCAGAAGACAGTCTCTCCAAATTTTCGTCGGAAGCACCGCGCAAAACATTTCCGGCAAACCCAGTTGCAGCAGCACCGCCGGCACCAACGGCGGCCGCAGGACCAGCCAAGCCGCCACCTAGACCAGCGCCAAACAATTTGCTGAGCACGCCGGGTTGTTGTTGAGTTGCCGTCGGCCCCAAGCGAACAGGTTCAGCAGGAGCGGCAGGCGCAGCCGGAGCGGCAGGTGCAGACATGCTTGGCGCCTTGGGTGCGCGAGACTTTTCAAAGGCTTCAGCAGAACGCTTAAACGGATCGGTAGAAACAGCACGGCGCTTAGCCAACTCTTCTACGGCAGCAGGGTCACCCATTCTTGCCATGCGAGTCAAGTCATCAAGTCCAAGCTCGGCAATGTTGTAAGGCATAGCACCAGAGATGCCGCCATACTGGAATCGCTTGACGTTAGCAACACCGCCTTTTGCAAATCCTTGAGCGTACTGGCGAGTCTCCCCCGGCAGCTTGGAAGGGTCAGCACCAGCCGACAGCCACTTGTCAGTATTACCGGGCCCCCAGTTGTACGCAATCGCTGCAATCTTGGGATCACCATAGCGCTCGAGCATCTTGGCGTAGTACTCCTTGCCAACGCGGGCAAGTTCATCCGGGTTATTCCCTTCGGCGGGACGGATGCCAAAGCCAGGGTCACGCGCAGTGCCGGGCATAACTTGCATCTCACCCATCGCGCCCTTGGGAGAGGTCAGCAAACGACCATCTTTGCCATAACGACGGCCGCCGCTTTCCTTTTGTTGGATCATGGCAAGCAACTCATCGATGCCCTTGGGCTCAACAACAGTTTGCTTTTCGCGCTCAACCGTGCGAGCAGGTTGATTGCCTTCTTTGACGGTTACGCCTTCAGAGGTCTTCTTGGCAGCCACATAAGGTACAGCCATTTCTTCAGAGCCAACGTCAATAGAACCGCGGGCTTCTTGGGCTCCAAGCTCTGAAATTTTTTCGCGCATGGCATCCATCTTTGCCATGGCATCAGTGATGGAATCAATGTAATCATCATCCGCTTCTTCGTCGTCAGCCAACAGCATCTTAGCCAAAGAACCGCCAGAAGCAAACGCCACAATCCCGCCGCCAGCATATTCAGTAGGAAGATTGGATTGAAGCTTATCCAACCCAGAGGCTTTAGTCATTATTTCCTCGGCAATCGGCGGCTGTTTGGGCTGTCCTTGCATGGCCGCGGCACTACGCAATCGCTGCTCCCCGGCAATTTTTTCCTGAAGAACAGGAATGCCAACGTACGGCGGGATGGTTCCATTTTGAATTGCTTGCTGCAACTGAGGAACGCTCAGCTTGCGAGCCATTCCAACCGGGTTCAGGACTGTGTCGATTGCCATGTTGCGACCTTACTTATTTAATACCTTGCTCAAGCCGATGCTGGCAATACCGCCGGCAGGGTCCGATTTGATACGGCCACCTTTTTTGAAGAAATCAAGTTTCTTTCCAAGACCGTAAGCGCCAACGGCAGCCGTCCCCAGTCCGCCCAATTGCGACACCAAAGAAGGTGCGGGGATGTTTGTGACCTGACCAGTAGAGCTGACCGGCAGACCGGACAACAGGCTGCCCAGATATTGAAGCTGTTGCTGCGGGTACATGCGCTGCATCTGGTAGTTCTGCATCGCCTGGTTGATGATCTGCTGCTGATTCTGCTGTTGCTGCTGACCAAAGGTGTTTTGCAGATTGGCGATGCTTTGCTGTGCGTTGAGCTGTTGACCGCCCAAAGCTCCCAAGGTGCCCGCACCTTGCGACGCCGCACCATATGCGCCGGTCTGGCCGGTGATACCTGCGCCATACCCTTGGATACCTGTGCCATAACCTTGCATGGCTTGGTTCTGAGCGTTAAGCTGCTGTTGCTGGGCGTTTTGGAACGCGGACTGCAAGCCTTGGGCTTGAATGTCCCCCAACTGCGTGGCCAGATTGCGCTGGCGCTCAGCTTCCATCACCGCTTGGCGTGAACCGCCAAAAGCACCGGCTTTGACTGCGGATGCTTTGTCTGCTTGGGAGGCAATATCGGAGGCGCGGCGCGCTTCGCGCTGCTGGATGTCCACAACGTTTTGCATGTACGGCGACATGAACGCTTGTGTGCGGTACGGATTGGTGATGTCTTGGCCGTACTGACGGCCTTGCTGGATGGCTTGCTGCGCCAAGCTCTGGAGTCCCTGCGCCTGACCGGCAGTGTTGAGCAGTCCCAAGCCTGCGGCTTGACCAATATCGGTAGCTTGTCCGTACTGGCCGGGAGTCTGCATGCCTGCGGCAGAGCCGTATGCTTGTTGCTGAAGCGCCGAAGGACCGGCCACGGAAGAACGTGCAGCCAACTGTTCACCAGGGCCCATGCCAGCTTGCATCGTGCCAGTGGGATACCCTGTGCTGGGTTGTTGGTACTGGGGGTACTGTTGTGCTCGGCTACTACCTTCTTCGTAGTTTGCGGGCAATCTTCCGAACACCATGCCGGGGTGCGTGATATCGGTGCTTTGGCCCATGATTTGGTCTTCTTGGGCAGTTGGCGTCTGCGGTTGTTGGTACTGCTGGCTGCCAGCCATCTGCTCCATGCTTCGCATTTGCGCTTCGCGCTGTTGCCTGGCGTTGGGGTTTAGCGACTCCAAATACGCATCTTGCTGCGCCTGCTCCGGGGTGTACACCATAGAGGAAGGGCCACCGTACGCAGGAAAAGGTTCTGCTCCGGGCGCGCGTTGCGGATATGCGCCCCGACCCATGCCTGAATCATCGGTGCCAGCAAATCTGCCACGCAGAGCTGCCGGAGTGTTGAAGTAATCTTGGTATTGGGGTTGTGGTTGCCCATAGCCACCTTGTTGGCCACCGTATGAACCCCAGCCCATGCCTTGCGGCTGACCGCCGTAGGGAACGACGTTACCTTGTGCATCCATGGGAGCGCCAAACGGAACATACGGCTTGATGCCGGTAACGTTCATCTTCCCGTCTGCGCCAGGAGCCGTGTTGAATACCTGCTGCTGCCCCGCACCGAGCATGGCGTCCACGTAGTTTTGTGCAAAGGGCGATACACCAGCGGTTGTGGTGCTTGTCTGTTGTGCTGATCCGGTACTCATTCGGACTCCTTAAAGAACTTTTGATACATCACGCTTTGAATGGCGTAACCGTGGTCATCGACGACCTTTTTCCACCCTGGGCGACCAATAAACTCAATGCCTGCGCAGCCGGATTTGAGCGCAATATCTTCTGCCAGCCGCATCATGTCGTCCTCGACAGCCGCCAACGTGCCCGTTTCCATCGCGCAATACTGCACTGTCAACATCTTGCAACGGGGGTACATCTTCACTTCCAAACCAAAGAAGCCATGAATGTCCGCGTTCTCGTGTACCACCCAAAGTTGCAACAAATCATTCAAGATCAAGCGCAACAAATCATCCTTGGAAACGCGCCCGTCACTCCACATTTCCGACTTAGCCAAGTATGGCAAAAGAG